CCGCCACCGACGCATCCGGGGCGCTGGCGAGATGGAAGGAGTCGAAGGCAGCCGATGCCACCACGACGCCGCGTCTCTAAACTCTCATCGGCCGGGCTCGCGTTCGTGCGCGGGTTCGGGCGCGGCGACTCGCGCCGTGAGGCCGTCGCCGTCGCGGTCCTGCTCGACGCCTCTGCCGCGGTGCGGAGCAACCGGGAACTCGCGGACCTCGCGGGCGTGAGCACTTCGACGGTCCGGCGCTGGCGCTCGACGCTCTCCGACGCACTCGCCCGCGCGAGGACGTGCGACGGGCTCACAAGACGGGAATTCGTTGGCGACTAACACGGCCAAACTACTCGGACTCTCGGAGATCGCGGACGCCCTGGGCATCACGCAGAGCCACGCTAACGACTTGGCGAAGAACGAGGGAATGCCGCACACGATGGGCGCCGGCGCGAGGGGACGGACCACGCGGCTCTTCGACCTCGAAGAGTGCCGCCGCTGGATGGAGACGCACCGGAGCAACGCGGCGACCCCGCAGCGGAGGACGAAGGACGACATCGAGGCCGAGCAGCGCGACGTGCGGGGTCTGATCGATCGTGCGGACGCGGAGGAGATTCGGGGCCGGGTGCAGAACGGGCTTCTGACCAAGGCCGGTATCGACCTGCTCAAGGGCGGGCTGGAGGCGGAGTCGAAGGCGATCGACCTTGCGAAGCAGCGGGGGGATTTGGTGGCGGTGTGTGACGTGCGGGAGAAGTTGCGGGAGGCGCTGTCGGCGGTGGGCGCGAAGATAGACTCGCTGCCGGCGCGGCTGGCTCACGCGGTGGTGTCGGCGCTGGGTGTGCCGCCGGAGCGTGAGGCGCTGGCGCGGCAGGTGATGGAGCGCGAGATCGGCGGACTGCTTGCGGAACTTGAAAAGATGGAGGTGTGACGATGCAGACTGTCATGCACGACATCGGGCGCGACGTGTTCGAGCTGAACGAGGCGGCCCTGATTGGCGCGTTCCTGTCTCGTCTGGAGGGGACGACGATCGAAGAGCGACTATGCGAGCGGACATGGGGCCCGAAGATTGAGCCAGCCCCAGAGCCAGAAACCGAGGGGACATGGGAAGAGTCGATGGAAGAACTTGCGCGGTTCATGGAAGAGGAAGCGACCCACTCATGAAAGAGGCCCCTTGCTCTCGCGATTCTCGCCGCCGGGAACGACGCGAACGCTGAATGCCCCCCGCCACCCTCCAATCCGCCGCCGACATCTTCCGCGACTGCTTCCGCACCGCCTTCCATCGCGAGCCGCGCCTCGCCGTCTCCGAGTGGGCCGACCGCAACCGCATCATCACGCTCGGCGACGCCCGCGGGCCCTGGAGCGGGTCGCGCGTCCCCTACCTCCGCGAGCCGATGGACCGCTTCGGCGATCCACTGGTCCGGCAGATCACGCTCATGGCCGCGGCACAGACGGCGAAGACCGAGGCGCTGATCAACATGCTCTTCGCCGCCATCGACCAGCGGCCCGGGCTGTGCATGTACGTCTACCCGAACGAGAAGGTCGCGCAGAAGCAGAACCGCCTCCGCGTCATGCCCGCCGCCGAGGCCTGCCCGGCGATCGCGCGGCGGTTCCTCGGCGCGGCGCTCGAACGGCGCACCGGGCGCGGCGGGACCATGCGGGCAAAGACCGGCCTGCTTCTCACCTTCGACCGCATGAGCGTCTCGTTCGTCGGCTCGAACTCCCCCGCCAACCTCGAAGGCCTCCCCTGCCTCTACGTCATCGTCGATGAGCTCGACCGCTGCCACCCGGAAACGCTCGGGCTCGTGCGCGAGCGCGTGAAGGCATACCCCCACTCTTCCGTCGTCGTGCTGGCGGGGACGCCCGGAATCGAAGGCGAGGGCATCGCCGCCGAGTACCTCCAGGGCGACAAGCGCCGGTTTCTGGTCCCCTGCCCCCACTGCCGCCAGTTCCACCGCCGGCTCTTCTCGCGCGTCCGCTGGCCCCGCCCGGAGGGACACAAGCCGCACGAGGCCGACCAGCTCCAGGCCGAGCGGCTGGCCTACTACGTCTGCCCGTCCTGCTCGGAGGCCATCCACCCCGAGCACCTCCGACCGCAGCTCGAGCGGGGCGTCTGGTGTCCCGAGGGGTGCACGGTGTCCGAGGACGGCGCGCTGGTCGGCACCCCGCCCGAGACGGACCACGCCAGCTACCACATCCCCGGCCTGCTCTCGGGGCTCCAGACCAACCCCTGCGGGTACGCGGCCAGGCGGTACATCCAGCTCCGGGGGGTGCCCGACCAGAACTTCATCACGCGCGTCCTGGGCGACCCGTACCAGCTCAAGGGCGACGGGATGGCGCCGATGAGCCTCCGGAAGCTGATCCCCGCCGCCGGCGAGCCCGGCTCGTTCGGGCTGCTCAAGCCGCTGGCGACCGGCGGCGATTGGGTCATGGCGCCGGCGGAGGTGCTGGCGGTGACGATGGAGGCGGACATCCAGCCGAGAGTCGCCTACGCCGCCCTGCGGGGCTGGGGCGTCTACGGCCGGGAGTCCTGGCTCCTGTGGCACGGCAAGGTCGACCTGCTCGCCGAGGGCTGGCTCAAGCCCCTGGACGGGCTGCTGGCGCGGCGGATCCGGACGGCCGACGGGCGAGTCCTTGGGGTCCGGGGCGCGGCGATCGACTCGGGCCACCGTGCCCACGACGTCTACGACTACTGCCGCCCGCACCTGATGGCGGGCCGGTACGTCTACCCCGTCAAGGGCGCGAGCCGGCCGTTTGCCGAGGAGCGTGGGACGCCGATCCGCTGGTCGATGCTCGAGGCCGGGCGGACCTTCGCCCAGCAGGAGGCCGAGCTGAAGGCGGTGAACCCCCGGGCGCTCGTGCCGCGCCTGCTGCTGGTCGATACCGCCTATTTCAAGGGGGCGATCTTCGGGGCGCTCGGCGGGCGGCCGGACATTGACGACGACGATGACGCGACGCCGGGTCAGCCCCGCTGGCACCTGCCGCACGACGTCTCGGACGCCTACCTGGACCAGATCACGGCCGAGCGGATGGTCCGGGTTCGAACGATCACGCGCCGGCACGGGGTGCGGATGGAGCTCGTGTGGCAGTGCCGCCCGGGCAGGGAGGACAACCACTGGGGCGACGCCGGCGTCTACGGCGCGGCTCTCGGGGAGGCCTTGAACGTGCGGGCGCTCATGCCGCGGGCGACGCCGGGCCCGGCTCCTGCAGCCCCCGCCCCGCGGGAGCTTCCGGAGACCCGGGAAAAACCACAGTCAGACTATTTGCTGCGCGCCCGCCAATTTGCTGAAAGGCACAGGAAATCAGGCCCCAGCGAGTTCGATTGAACGTCGCGCCGCGTCATTTTCTGCACACCCCTCACCAAGAGATAGAGGGCAACATGGCGAAACGACGCAACGCGGACGAACAGGCACCCCCCGAAACCTCCCCGCTGGGAGACGACGAGCACGCCCCGCCGCCGGCGCCGCCGGCGCCGTCCCCGCCGGTAGTCGAAGAAGTCGACCAGCCCGTCGTCGACGATCGCGTCGCCGCCGCGCTGGCTGGTCTCGACAAGATCGACGCGGATATTCGGGCGCTCGGCAACCCCCGCGCGGCCATCGACACCGCGGCCGCGACCTACTCCCGGCTCATGGCCGAGAAGCCGGGCAAGATCAAGACGATCGAGCTGGAGTGCAGCAACGCCCTGGAGGCCGTGCGCGCGGCCGAGCGATCCGCCGCGGCGGCGCTGGTCACCAAGACCACGCTCGAGGCCAAGCGGGCAAAGGCAGTCGAAGAAGTCCGCAAGGCGGAAGCGGCTGCCGTGCACGAGCGCGAGGTCATGGGTCGGATCGCGGCGGCGACGGCGGCCTAAGCGATGGCGTACACGTACCACGACTGGCAGCAGCAGACCACGTCGGCCGCGAGGCTGTCGCGCCTGCGGCTGCATCTCGCCGAAGTCTCGCAGCTCATCGCCGCGAGCGTGAGCTCCAACGGCTCCTCCCGGTCGACCGACACGCTCGAGCGGTACTGGGAGAAGCTGACCGAAGAGGAAAAGTCCCTCGTGGACCAGGTCGGCGTCGACGGCGCAGGCGCCGCGGTCGTCGGCGTCTTCCGTCTCGGCCGCGTTTCTGAGTGATCCCCAACATGCCCCCCGCCTCACCAACCCTCGCCGCCTCGCGGGCGCGGATGCTCGCTGCGCAGGCCGACGCCGTGCAGTCGGTGGCGTTGATGCTCAAGAATTTCTCGGACTCCTACGAGTCCGGACGGCGTACGCGGCTCAACTCGCGCCCGATTCCTCAGGGCGGGTCGGGCGACGCGCACCTCGATTGGAACACCCGGCGCAAGCAGCGGGCCGCGTGCCAGCAGCTCGTGCGCGTCAGCCCGATCGGGCGTGCGATCGTCCAGCGCCTGTCCGACATGGTGATCGGCGACGGGTTCACCTGTCAGGCGCTCACTCGGGACACCGAGTGGAACGCCCAGGCCGAGCGGCTCTGGTCCGAGTGGGCGGTCAACGGCGCGGACGTGCGCGGCATGCGCTCGCTCTGGCAGATCGTGCACAGCGTGATGCTGGCGATGCTGACCGACGGCGACATGCTGGTCGTCAAGGTCGCGCCGCAATCGACGGACGGCCCGCCCTGCATCCAGCTCATCGAGAGTGAGCTGATCGGCAGCTACCAGACGTCGGCCCGCGGCGGCTCGGCCCCCAAGGCCAAGGGCACCAACGAGATTTTCGACGGCGTCGAGTGCGACAGCTTCGGCCGCCCCGTCCGGTTCCACGTCACGACCTTCGGGGCGTCCGGCGTCCCCAACGGCAAGGCCGACCCGATCAAGGCCGAGGACGCGATCTACCTCGTCAACCCCCGCGGCCAGATCGTGAACAACACGCGCGGCGAGCCCGGCCTGCAGGCGACCATCGGAGCGGTCGAGCGGCTGGACGAGTACGTCGAATCGGTCGCCATCTCCGCCCGCATCGCGACGCTCCTGTCGCTCATCATCAAGACGGCCAACCCGGCGCAGGTGCAGTCGGCGCTGCAGGAGCAGGCCGAGAACGTGACGGGCGTGAACCCGAATTCAACCGACCCGAACGAGGCCTTCCTCGCCCCCGGGTCGTTCTTCGCTCTCAAGCCCGGCGAGTCGATCGAGCAGATCAAGCCCGAGCAGCCGGGGACCAATCACGTCGATTTCGTGATGCTGCAGATCCAGCTCATCGCGGCCGAGCTCGGCCTGCCGGTGATCCTCGCCCAACTCGACTTCTCGCGGGTCAACTTCCACAGCGCCAAGTCGGCGTTGAACGTTGCCCGCCGTGGGTTCGAGGTGTGGCAGCGGTTCCTCGCAGACCGGCTCCTGGTCCCGCTCTACCGCTGGCGGATCCAGTTGGCGATCGAGCGCAAGGAGCTGCCCGCGAACGACGATTGGGACCGGGTCGAGATGGTCGCGCCGCCGATGCCCGTCATCGACTTCGACAAGGAAGCCCGCGGGTACGACTTCGCGGTGCAGGCGAACCTGATGACGCGGAAGCACGCGATCGGGCAGCTCACCGGCCAGGACCGCGACGCCGTGAACGCCGAGCGGGCGTTTGAGAAGGCGGAAGACAAGCGGCTGGGCATCGAGCCCCCGACCATGCCCGGCAGTGTCACCCCGAACCAGAGCGACGCGCCGCCCGACCCGAACACGCAGGGCGAGTAACCAATGACCCACGCTTTCAACGGTCCGACCCGCAACAGCATGTTCGGGCAGATGTACGCCGCGCCCGTGGCGCTCCCGCTCGTCGTGCAGTCCGGCGTTGCCATCCTCCGCATCGACGGCGCGATGATGATGGGCGGCTGGGGCTACTGCGACCCCGAGCAGGTGTGCGCCGCGATCGACCGCGCGTCGGACGACCAGGCAATCCACACGCTGCTTCTCGACATGCACTGCCCGGGCGGCACCGCCTTCGGCACGTCGGACCTGGAGGCCGCGGCCAAGCGGTACAACGCGACGGGCAAGCGGATGTGCGCCATCGCGCACGACTGCTGCTGCTCCTCCGCCTACTGGCTTGCGTCGTTCGCCGACGAGATCGTCGCCACCCACTCGGCGATGGTCGGCTCGATTGGCACGATCCACACGCTTTACGACGACTCCCAGCGGTTCGCCACCGAGGGCGTCCGCCCGGTCGTGATCGAGATGCCCGGCACGATGAAGCGCATCGGCGTCCCCGGCGTTCCCATCACCGCCGAGCACGAGGCCCGGCTCAAGCAATCTCTCGCGATCCATCAGGCCAATTTCCGCGACGCCGTCGCGGCCAACCGGGGGATCTCGCCCGAGTCCATCGACGCTCTTGGTGGGGCGTCGATGCTCGCGGCGGAAGCCCTCGGCGTCGGACTCATCGACCGCATCGTCGGCTACCGCGATTACGTCGCGGAGCTCATGTCACAGGCGACCAAGGCGCCGGCGGATTCGTCGGCCGAGAACGCCGCCGTCATCCCGCCCACGGAGAACATCATGCCCGCAGAAACGAAGACGCCCGCCACGCCCGCCGGTCCGCTCAACATGAGCGAGGACGAGATGCGGCAGAAGTTTCCCGACGTCGTCGCCGCGATCGAGGCGAAGGCCAAGGCCGGCGCGAAGAGCGCGATGGAGCCCGACCCCGAAGCCGATCCCGAGGCCGAGAAGCCCGAGGACAAGGCCCCCGACGCGCCCGCGAACGCCGCACGCCCGGCGACCATGAACGAGCTCAAGCTCATCGCTCCGAATGACGCCGCCTTCGTGCTCGACTGCCTCGAAGTGGGCGCGACGCTCCCCGTCGCCCGCAAGATGTTTGAGCGGATCTCCGCCGGCAACAAGGCGCAGACCCCCGAGAACCGCCCCGGCCGCGGCGTCGCGACCCCGATCCAGACCCGCCCGTCCGCCAAGGTCGAGGGCGTCGGCTCCTGGGAAGACGCGGTTCGGCACGTCATGCAGCGCGACAAGTGCAAGCGTCACCAGGCGATCGGCACGGCCGCCCGCGAGTTCCGCGACATCCACGAGGCGTACGTCGCCGACCTCCGCGCCAACCCGGTGAAGCTCGCCGACGGCGACGGCGGCGGCTCTCAGCGTGCGACCCCGTCCGACCTGCGTAGCGCGATGGCGTAGGCGTCCGGCTCTCTGATCCAAGCAACCACACCCACCCCCCTCCCTTTCGGAGAAGCATCTCATGTTTGACAGCAGCATCATCACTCTGACCGCGGGCGAGGCGCTTGCCGCCAATCGCCGGGTCCGGCTCTCCTCGGGGACGGCGGTGTACGCCGACGCCGGGGAGCGCTGCATCGGTGTCACCCAGGCCGGCGCCGCCAACGGAGATCCCGTGGCGGTCAAGCTCTGGGCCCAGTCGGGCACGGTCGAGGTCGAGGCCACGGGCGCGATCACCGCCGGGACCGCGATCTACGGCACGGCCGACGGCAAGATCGACGACGCGGTCGCGGGCGGCCCGCAGATCGGCGTGGCGAAGACCGCCGCGTCCGGCGCCGGCGGGCTGGTCGAGGTCGTGCCCTACGCGGGCGGCCAGAACGACCTCGTCTTCGTCCCTCTCCCCCACCAGGTTCCGGGAGCCGCTCTCACCCGGATCGTCGCCGACCGCGCCCTCTTCCTGCTCAGCGCCAACAAGCGCATCGACGTCATCGGCTCGGACGCCGGCGCCGTCACCTCGAAGCTCTGGAAGGCACCGTCGGGCACCGCGCCCGCGTCGGGCACTGACCAGCACGCCTCCGGATCGTTCAACCTCAAGGGCACGGCTAACACCAACCAGGCCGCGACGCTCTCGGCCACGCCTGCCGATCGCACGTACGCCGCTGGAGACTCGCTGGTCGAGGTCTTCACCGGCACGACCACGGCTGCCATCGGCGGCGGAACCGCCGTCTTCGCCGTCCTGTAGTCCGCTCACCCGAACCAGCAACCCCGCCCGAAGCGCCGGCGCCCCGGCGTGCCGGACACTCCACGGAGATTTGACCAATGCCCCCAGTCCTTCGCTCGTCCAACGTCACCCTCCGCCCCGACCTGGGCGACGCGATCGTCGAGGCCGCCATCGACGAATTCGGCCTGGTCGGGCACCTCGTCCTTCCCTTTCACCCGGTGCCCACGCGCGCCAACGCCTTCAAGGTGCTGACGCGCGAGGCCCGGATGCAGCAGCCCGATCCGGCGTACGCCGGCCACGGTGCGTCCGCCCGCGTCCGCTCCGAGGCCGACGAAGACTCGTTCTCGTGCAAGTACTTCTCGCTCGAGAACGAGCTCGGCGACGGCGACCGGCTCGACTTCACCGGCAGCTACGACATCGAGGCGGAGGCGGCGGACCTTCCGACTCGCATCAACTGGCTCCGCTTCGAGCGGCGCGTCTCGGCCAAGATCTTCAACACGACCACCTTCCCCCTCTCTGGCACCACCGGCCTCGACACCTCCGTCACCTGGGCGACCGCCGCGAGCGCGACCCCGATCGACGACGTCCAGACCGGCGTCCTCAACCTGCTCGCGAAGAATGGCGTGAAGCCGGATCTTCTCATCATCCCCTACGCCAACTACCAGAACGTCTGCAAGACGGCGCAGGTGGCCGACCGCCTGAAGTACGACGGCAGCTTCAAGGATGCCGAGGTCGAGCCGACCGCGCTGGCTCGCATCCTGGGCGTCAAGAAGATCATCATCCCCGGCGCGTACTACAACGCCAACGAGCTCGGCGTCGCCGCGAGCATGACCTCGTGCTGGTCGACCAGCTACGCCATGCTCTGCTACTCCACGCCGGCGAACGCCCGCGGCTTCGCGAACGGCCCGATGCGCTCGCGTCCCCAGATCGGCCGCACGTTCCTGTTCGAAGCCTTCGGCGACCCCTACGCGGTGTACGAGTACCGCGAGGACAACAACAGCCAGGACGTGTACCGGAACCGTTGGTGCACCGACGAGAAGGTGTTCGGCGGCTCCGATTTCGGCTTCCTGCTCAAGGTCGACTAAGCCCTATCGCGGCTTGACGGCCGCGTGATGCACTCACAACCGGGGGGCGAAGGCCCCCCGATTTCGTTTCCCACCGAGGAGGCCTTTTCATGGCTCTTGGAAGTCCGATCACCGCCGCGCCGGAGTTCGGCGGCAAGGGGTTCGTCGCGCTGGGAGCCAGCGCCTCTCCGTGGACGACCTGTATCGACGCCGGGGGGATCGCGACCCAGGACAACTCGGGCACGATCACGAACCCGACGACGCACTGCACGGCCGCGACGTCGCACATCTTCCGCCGGCTGGACAACGGGCCCGCGACTCTTATCGCGCGGCTCGGCTACGACGACGCCCTGTCGTCCATCACCAATCCGGTGATCGTCATGTGCGGCCGATACCGGACCAAGGCGCAGCAGGACGCGGGGGCGGACGTCCCGTGGCAGCGCCTCTACAACAAAGACCCGAGCCCGATTACCGAGGTGACGCTCACGACCGCGGCGTCCACCGACATCGAGGACGGCACGCTCAAGTACACCGAGTGCGATCCGCGGACGCACGCCTGGGACGTGGCGGGCTGCAACGAGTTCATCGTCGCCAAGAAGACGGCCCTCGCGGGCACGGGCTCGACCTCCAACGCGATCGTGCAGCTCAAGCTGGTGTAGCGACATGGCCGACTGGATCCTCGATTACGTCAACGGCTCGAACTCCAACGGTGGTACGAGCCTGGTCGACGCCTGGAAGTCGCCGATGGCGGCCGGGTGGTCCTCCATCGCGTCGGGCGATCGGATCATCCTCAAGGGCGACGCGAACGACGTCGCGACGCACTTCCGCCCTGTCAGCATCAGCGAGCTCCTGACGTTCCAATTCCTGCTCGCGAACAAGACCAACGTCACCGTCATCCCCTACAACGACCTGGGGTACTGCATCCGCGGGGACGTGGTGCTGGCTTCGGGCTCGTGGTCCAACGTCTCGGGCACGATCTACAAGCAGAACATCGGCACGAACCTCACCGCATCCGGCACAGGATCGGAGTCAAAGCAGCTCGGCGTGACGTGGGAATACGACGCCTCGACGGTGACGCTGATTCCCGGCTACGCGCCAGCGCACTACGGGATCCTCGCTGCGGGAGCGAGCTCGACGGTCTCCGTCGGTGAGTCGTTCTACGACCGCGCGACGGGCGACCTATTCATCAACGTCGGCTCGAACCCCGCCCTCGGCGTGGTCACGGTCTGCCGCGGCAAGAGCGACTCGCTCATCAAGTGGACCACCGCCAACGGCATCAAGTGGTTCGGCGGCGTGGGCCGTCTCTGCTCGCTCTTCAACACGAGCGTCGGGTACATCCTTGAGCGATCCGGCTCCTCCGACTGCGTGATCGACGGGTTCCGTGCCTTCGACGGTGGGTATCACAACATCGGCGGCATCGGCTCGGGCAACCAGCGGAACGTGATTAAGAACTGCTATGCAGAGGGCGGCGGCGACACCGGCACGCTCTTTGTCGAGTACGCCCAGAGCGGCACGCATCGCGGGACGCGCGTGATCGACTGCACCGCCCTCGTGCGGACGCACCTCGGGATCGACGGCGTTCCGCTCGGCGGCTCGGGCGCGAACCAAACCGGCTTCTATTTCCACTACGGCTCGGGCGAGGATGTGGTGCAAGACCTGGAGTTCCGACGCTGCGGCGCTCAGTGCTACTCGCCGTCGTCGGCGGGCGTGCGCGGCTACGGCGGCGTCGACGTGTCGACGGCGTTCGCGGGCTCGCGGTACGAGCGTGCTAACCGGCAGGTGCGGTACGTCGACTGCTGGAGCCGGAGCGACACGAGCTGGACGATCAACGCCCCAATCTACGTGCTCCGCGGCGACTTCCGCTTCACGAACACCGGGCCCCTGGGTGCGGCTAGTTCGACCGGGTGCCTGCGGTTCTCGACGGACGGAGGCGGGACCGACAAGCGCGGCATCCCGCTCTTCGAGGGAACGCTGATCATCTTCGACGGCGACAACGCCAGCACGCAATACATGATGCGGGCGCAGTCCTCCCCGACCTACTACGACGACGGCTCGGGCGAGTACGAGGGCCCGACCTTCATCGGCTGCACGATCGTCGACATCGGCGACGGCACGAATCAGGTGGTGCTCTTCGACTACCAGACCGAGGCGAACTTCGCGTTCGCCGTCCAGTCGTGCATCGTCGGGTACACCGCCCGCGGCGGCACGAACCAGAAACTCTGCGGCGCGGACGGGTCGCTCGGCGCCGGCGTCCACCTGTTCGAGCGGAACCACTACGTCGGGATCGGCACGACCACCGACTACTCGGCCAACACGAGCTACGACAGCAAGGCCGAGTGGACCAGCGCGATCGACCCCAACGGCAAATTCACCGACTCCGGGTCCGGGATCTTCCGCGACATCACGGCGTCCGAGGCGGTGGCGGCGCGGCCCACGGCAGCGGCCTCCGCCGGGGTCCGCTTCACGCCGACCCGCAAGCCTCTTTGTGATGTCTGGGGTCGCCCGTTCCAGGGGCAACACGGAGCATGGCAGGAGCAGCCCGGCTCGCTCCGCGGCGTCATCCCTGACGTCCCGTCGTTCCGGAGGGCCGCCCGATGACATTCGCCCAGGAATGCGCCGCGATGCTCACCGACTGCACCGAGCAGCTCGGGGAGTCCGTCACGTACCGGCGTCGGGTGGCCGGCACGCGCGACCAAGCGACGGGCAAGATGACGCCCCTGGCGAACACGGACACGCCGCTCACGGCCGTCCGGGGCGGCTCGCAAAGCGGATTCATCCCCGGCGCCGACGCGCCGGTGGAGATGCTCGAGTGGGTGATCCGGGCGGCGGACCTGGCGAACGACCCACAGGCGGGCGACACGATCATCAGCGGCAGCGAAACCCACATCGTCGTGACGGCGCAGAAGCAATCTGCGGGCGCGGCGTGGAGCATCAGGACCAGGACGTAAACCGATGACACGAGTAGACACCGCGGTCGTGCAGCGCCTCATCGAGGCGAAGCTCGGCACGGTCGCCAATTCGACGGTGCTCTACTTCGGGCAACCCGCGCCCAACGACCTCACGTCGTGGCACCGGCTCGAAACGTTCACGGTGGACCGGCCGGTGCCGATCGACCGCAACGGTGCGGACATGTCGGACATCGAGTGCACGGTGATCGGCGTGCGGCGGGTCGACTACGCGGCCGGGAGTCTGTTCGCGGGCGCGTCGCTCGCGGAGGAAATCTGCGCGGTGCTCGACCAGGCGGGCGGCATCATCGACGCGACGTCGACGCACTCGCTGTTCTTCGACCGGCGCAAGGTCGTGATGCGGACCGAGCAACAGGACCAGCAGCTCATCCAGGTGGCGGAAGTGACTTTCAAAGGCGGAGTGATCCGGCAGACGGGCTCGACACTCGAGACGTACTCGCCGACGGCATAGGGGCTTTCTCATGGCAGACCTGAACGCGGTGGTCAAGCTGTACAACGCCTTCGGCGGCGAGATCCGCATCACGTCGGCGTCGGGCGACCGCATCGTCAACGTCATTCCCGGCTCGGTGATGTGGTCGCCCGGGCGTCGCGTGCCGTTCGAGTTCACCGACGCGGGCGTGATCCAGACGCCGCTCCAGGGTGACGAGGAGGCCGGTGAGTTCGGCTTCGACCTGCGCGGCGGTTCGTACAACGCGGGCACCGACCCGTACGAGCTCTACCAGGCGATCCCCTCGAGCGCGACGGTGACGCTGGTGACGTTCCTCATCCGCGTGCCGGACTACCCCGGCGCGGCGACGGGACAGGTGATCACGCTGACAGGCTGCTGGCTCGCCGAGCGGATCAGCGTGCAGACCGCCGCGGGCGGCGAGGACAAGGTGTCGTTCAAGTGGAAGGTCAAGACCATCGCGATCCTGGGGGCAACCTACTAGGAATCGCGAGCAGGAGGCAACGTGCTCACGATCAAGCAACTGACCGAGAACGTCGGGTCCGCCAAGGTGAAGGTGCGGGGTGTCGAGTTGACCGTAACGCCCCTCAGCGCGTCGAAGTCGTCGGAGCTTCTCGGGCTCTGTCCGGCCCCGCCGCGGCCCACGGACGAGGCGGACCACCAGGCGAACACCGAGTACGCCCGGCTCTACTCGGGCTGGGTGCTCGCGGTCGAGCTCCACGAGTTCGCGGTCCTGGTGGACTACCAGCCCGACGGCCTCGGTAGCTTCGACTTCTCGATGGCCACGCAGACCAAGCGGTCGTGGCTGGAGCAGGCACGCCGGGAGATCGGCGGCACGCTCACGCGGGCCGAGATTCAGTCGGTGCTCCGCGCGGCGGACAAGGCCGCCCGCGGAGTGGAGGACGCCCGGGGAAACTGATCGCCGAGCCGGCGCCAGGGGCGAAGCCGGCCCGCGACCTTCCCGATCGGTACGCGGTCACGCCGCTCTACCTGCGGCTGCTCGTGGCCGAGACATTCGGACAGCCCCCGGAGTGGACCGACACGCTGGAGCCCGGAGCCCTCGCGGTCTACACCGAGTTCGCGTTGATCAGGCAGACAGAACGGAGCCGAGGCTAGATGGCACAGCGGATCGCCAGGTTTACAAAGGTCTGGCCCTCGTTCGACGTGAACCAGCTCTCGAATCACGTCACGTTCATGGTGCCCGCCGGCATGGTGGCCCGCGTGAGCGTCGAGAAGCTGTCGGGGACGTGGTCGACGGGGAACCTGGACTTCTACCGCATCGCCGGCGGCGTCCGCACAGAGATCACGGGGCGGACCATCGCGGCCGGCGGCGGCGAGGAGCTGCTCGAAGAGTCGGACTTGCAAGGCACGACCGAGGTGGAAATCTACCTCGACGCAGCGAACGGATCGGCCGCGTACGCACGGATCGCGGTCGTCATCGAAGAACCCCAGGCGTAGGAGCCTGACATGCCCTCGAATCTTCCGGTCACCAACACCGGCACGACGGACCTTCAGGCGGCAATCTCCGGGTGGGGCGCGGCCGCCGACGGCGACAGCGTCTTCCTCGGCCAGGGCGCGCAGGAGTTCCTCTCGAACACCGACCTCTCGGCGATCGACCTGCTGGTCTTCAAGGCTCTGGCGGGCTGGTCGGGCAACTTCGACAGTTCTCCGCTCGTGCTCACGTCCAACCGGACGGCGACGGGCAAGGCGATCATCGAGTTCTCCGGCCGCATCTTCCGGATGCAGGCCGCCGCGGGCCCGGGCGTGATCAACAAGATCGAGGTGCGGCCCCAGCGTTCGGACGCCCGCGTGCACCTCTCGGTCATGGACTGCGCTCTGCTCTCCGCCGAGCGGGCAGTCACGTACATCGAGTCAACCGGCGACGTCGACAAGGTCGACTGCTACAAGCAGGCGCAGGTCATCCTGCGGGCCTCGGGCTCGCTGACCCCGACGCTCCTCCGAGCGTTCGGCGGGGAGATCACCTGCGAGCGCGACGTCGCGACGGTCGAGACCGGCGTCTCCCGCGAGGGCACGCAGGGCAAGGTCTACCTCGGCAACGAGAACGCAGCGGCGGCTGTCTCTCCCGCGACGATCAACATGACCGGCGGCCTCTGCCAGCTCCGCAACGTCTCGGCGGTGTCGACGAAGATCAACGGGTACGCGGGCGTGCTGGACTTCTCCAAGCTCACCGGTCCCATCACGATCGCCGACGCCGATTACCACCCCGAGCTCACCATCATCCTCGGCTCGATCGACCCGACCTATTCGTCGGGCCCGACGACCTTCGGCAGCGGACCGCGGTACGTCCGAGTCTAACCCGTGGCAGTCACAGCAACCCACTTCGATGACCCGGGCCAAGGGTTCGGCGATGACCTGCGCCGGGACGGCGAGAGCTACACCGCTGTCAAGCACTACCGCGTGAACACGCGGCGTCTGGTCGTCGCGCTCGCTGCTCCGGGCCTGCCCGCGGCGGGCTCGGCGTTCGATGTGTCGGTGCCCCGGTGCATCGCTCGCTCGTTCTCGCCGGTGCGGCGCGGCGGCGTGGACAACGGGCTGGGCGAGGACGCCTTCACGATCGTCCGCGTCGACTTCTCCGACCAGGCGAACCAGGGCCGTTTCGTGACGCACGGGAGCAAGTTCACGCAGTTCGAGCCGAGCGTCCAGTCGGTGCAAGCGATCTTCGGGGCCGGAGACTCGGCGGGTACCAAGCCCATCGCCGGCGGTGAGGGCGTGGCAAAGGACGTCGGCACGGTGGCGGCGAAGATCCACACGTACGCGCGCGACGCGGCCGGCGTCACGCTGCCCCGTCTCATCCAGCTCCAGAGCTTGCAGGCGGTGAACGAGGCGGCGATCCTGCTGCCCCCGATCTACAGCGACGGCACGACCTGGGCCATCCAGCCCAAGCAGGCGCGGTATCACTCTTACGAGCTCGACTTCGACCAGGGCCTCGTCCGCCTTACGCACACGCTGCTGCTGGCGGAAGACCACAAGGCCAGGTGGCGGGACGAAGACGACAAGGGCAACGCGATCGGACCCATTCAGGAACGAGAGATCTACGAGGCTCGGAGCTTCGCGGGTCTCTGGTAGGAGGCAACATGGCAGGACGCATCGGACTTTGGACCTCGTGCTCGCAGGCGGAACGGATCTCCCCCGAGAACCCGATGGGGCTCCGGAGGAATCTTCTCGTCGGTGGGCCGATCGCGACGGCGCGGGAGGAGTGGATTCCGGCGCTGATCGCGGCGAAGACGGCGCTCGGCTACGCCCCGGACTTCATGCCCTGGATGTGGTACGGGCAGAAGATCATCAACGGCATCATGTGCGCCGACTCGTTCACGTCGCTCCTGAAGAGCGGCACGGGCAGGCCGCACGAGTACCTCCCGGCGGCCATCGAGCTCAAGCAGCACTGCCGCGACCTAGTCATTTACCACGGCGCGCCGAGCCATCTGGCGGAGCTTCCGACGGGCGGCGTGGATGACTACTCGTGGCTTTTCCCGACGCTCCTGTCGGGCGCGATCCCGGCGTACGACGCGCAGGGCGACAAGGTGACGCCAGCGATGCAGCGGCTCGCGGCTCGTCACAAGAAGTCCAAGCAACCGTTCTGGGTTGAGCCCTTCGTCAAGCCCGGTACGCAGTGGGCCGCCGACGAGGTGTCGTGCTGCGTCCTGCTCCCGAAGGTGCGGAGCGTGATCGCGGCGGACTGGAGCGATGCCCAGGGCGCGGTGCGCGAGTACCGAAAGACCGTCGTCATGATCGGCGACAAGCGGCAGATCGACGTGGAAGAGGTGAAGGGCTATCTGGCGAAGGGCTGGAACGTGCTTGTTCCGGTGGACACCGACGCGGAAACGCTCGCCAACTTCTTCGAGCCACCTCCCCCGGATTCAATCTAAGGAGTAAGCCCGATGGCCCACAACCACACTCTCCTCGCGTCCGCCTTCTCCGGTTGGGGCGCTACCACGTGGGTCTACGCGGGATGGGCCTACTTCTACCTACCCGGCGAGTGCTGCCTGCGGCTCACGACCGAGAGCGAGAACACGGGCTCGCCGCCCGGAGGGTTCAGCTACGGCATCTTCGCGGACGTCTACGGGGACGAGCACGACCCCATCACCTACACCGACCTGAACGCGCAGATGTGCGTCAACTTTGGATCGTGGCAGTGGTGGGGGCCGCGCAATCGCTACTACGACAAGTTCCGCGACGGCATCGGGAAGAAGCCGTCGATGGTCTGCGGGGAGTCGGACCCCGCAACAGATCCGATGTTCGCCAGCGACCCCGACGACGGGTCCAGTCAGATTGTCTTCTTTCCGGGATACGTGACGTGATGCAGGCCGCGCAGTTCTTCGTAGTGTTCGCGCAGGCGAACGGAGGCGTGTCGCTCGAAGGGCTCGCCCCCATCGGAGGCAGCGCCATCGCAGGCACTGCGCTCGGGTGGCTCATGTTCCGGGTGTTCCCCGCGTTCATGACCCGCATCGACCGCGTGCTGGACGACAACCAGAAGCGCCTCGACCGGGTGATCGACGAGTCGCAGAAGCGCGACGACGCCCGGCTCCAGTTCTATTTCCAGATCGCCAAGGAGAACCGGGAGGAAGACACTCGCCGCCGCCACGACGAGCGCGACAACATCCAGCAGGCATTCCTTGAATTCACCAAGTCCCAGGGCGAACAGATCAAAGAGCTGTCGTCGTCCGTTCGTGAACTCACCGAGACCATCCGTCAGCAGGGAGGCATCCGGGCATGAGCACGAAGCTAAGGCACAAACTCATCGACGGTGCGTGCGTCCTCGTCATCGTGGCGGTGGTGGCGGTCGCCATCTGCGCCGCGCTCAAGCAGTGCGGCAAGACCGCGAAGGTCGAACTCGCCTCCGCGTACCGCTACGTCGGGAACGTCATTTGGTAGGGGAACCCATGCGAGAACTTACGAGTCACAAAGTCAACGGCTGCAATGACGGGATCACCATTCGAGTCCGGGACCAGCCCGGGTCCGGAGGTGCGTGCCACAGGTACGTCGTCACTGGCCCGGAAAAGCAGGTGGACAACATCGGCATGGTGCCTTCGTTCCAACAGGAGGTGAGGTTCCAGAACGGTCCGCTCCAGGAGTCTGGAGTCAACGGAACGACGCACGAAGCCCTGTTGGCGATCATCGAGGATCGTCTCGTCGGCTTCCAGTCGGGGCCCTACGCCTGCGAAGAGAACCAGCAGGCGCTCGATCACGTCAGAGCAGCGCAGGCAGTGCTCAAGTCGCGCACCGAGAAGCGTCTCGCCCGCGGGGTCGAGGGCACTCACACCGTCTAGGAGCACCCATGAAACATTGGCTCAAGATCATCGTCATCTCGCTCGTCATGTTCGCCGGAATCGGCGTGGCCGTCAACCTCGCGGGCTGCGTCTCCGACCAGGAGAACGCCGCGAATCAGGCGTACGCGACCACGCTCCACGGCAAGATCGACGCATCGAGCAAGTCCGAAGAGGAGAAGGCCGCGCTCCACGCGCAGCTTGCCGACGCCGAGAAGGCGTCCCGCGAGGGCGTGACCGACCCGGCGGTGGAGGCTGGTAAGGGCCTCCTCAACCTCGTGCCCATCCCGGGGGCGGCGGTGCTCGGCGCGATCGCGGCGGGCGTCTACGCGACCCAGCGGGGGCGGCGCATCCTCGCGGGCGTCACGTCGGCCGTTGACATCATCCTCAAGGACGATCCCGCGGTCGCCGCGGCGTTCGCGAAGAACAAGACCAAGCTCCACGCCGTCATGGGCGCTGACGCCGTGGCGGCCGTGAAGAAGGCCCGCAAGAAGAACGACCCGGCACCCGCCGCCTAGCCCTTCCTCCTGTTCGGGCCCCGGGCGTGGCTCTCCTCCGCCCGCCCGGGGCTTCTTTCCGTGAACCGATGGCCCTCCGCTTCCGCATCCCCTTCGTCAAGCGCGGCGATCCTGTACGCGCCGACTACGTCAACAAGATGGCGGAGGCGCTCAACGCCGTCCCCGAGATCACCGTCGGAGCAGGCCTTCAGGCAACCAAGAGCGACGGCGTCCTTGTCATCTCCGCCAAGCCCACCAACGGCGAGGCGCTCTACGGGATCATCACGGCCGCGACCGGAGGCGATAACGACTGGCTCGAGAACGTCAAGTACTCGGCACAGGTTCGCGGAAGGCCCGAGGCCAAGGTCACGGCCCGCCTTCCCGACTTCGGCCGCTCGGGACGTGGGCAGGACTACCGCGTCCGACCCTGCCGCGTCGGATGCCCCTGCATCATCTACCGCATCCCCGACGGCACGGGCGCGGTGCAGAGCTACCTCGAGATCCTCGAGGGCGGGGAGCTCGGCGAACTCAAGATCTTCCGCCGGTGCGGGACGAACCGCCCGGCCGGCTTCGAGCAGGCCCCGCCCGAACTCAGCGGCGGTGCGGGCAGCTCGGCGCCGGTGATCGCCGCCCCGGGCGACCCCGGCGAGTGGCTCTTCGATGACGCGGACAACAGCGACCAGGCTCTCCTGGTCTGGAGCGAGTGATGGCGAACGAGACTTTCAAAGACGCGAGCGGGACGACGAAGTACCGCAAGAGCACCGGCGCCGGCAACAGCGGCGACCCGGCGGTAACGCACGTCAACGTCGACGCCTGCGCCCTGCCCACCGGCGCGGCGACGTCGGCCAAGCAGGACACCGGAAACGGCGTGCTCGCCACAATCGACACGGACACCGGCAACATCGCCACCAGCGCCGCGAGCATCGACGGCAAGATCACGGCGTGCAATACCGGGGCGGTGACGATCTCGGCGGCCCTGCCGGCGGGAACGAACGCGATCGGCAAACTGGCGGCGAACTCGGGCGTCGACATCGGCGACGTCGACGTCGCGAGCCTGCCGTCCACCTGGTCGGTGAACCTCTCGGGGGCGACGTTCCCCACGCTGACGGTCGCGTCTCATGCTGTCACCAACGGCGGCACCTTCGCGGTGCAGGTCGACGGCAACGCCCTCACGGCGCTCCAGCTCATCGACGACCCGGTCTTCGCGGATGACGCGGCCTTCACCCCCGGCACGTCAAAGGTGATGGTGGCCGGGTTCCAGGCGGACGAAAGCTCGACCGACTCGGTCGACGAGGGCGACGCGGGCGCGGCGCGGATGACGCTGGACCGAAAGCAGATCGTCACCTGCCAACCCCACACCGCGGGCGGGCTCTCGGTGTTCCGCTCGCTCGACCTGGACGAGACGGAGGAGGAGGTTAAGGGAAGCGCTGGGTGCCTCTACAAGCTCCGACTCACGAACTTCTCGACCAGCCCCCGCTACGTCAAGCTCTACAACGCCGACGCGGCGGGCACCACCGTCGGGTCGACCACGCCGATCGACACGATCGCCATCCCGGGCGCGACCAGCGCGTCGCAGCCGACGGTCATCACGGAGAACTTCGGCGGGCTCGGGCTGGCGTTCAGCTCGGGCCTGTGCCTCGCCGCCACGACGGGGCTGGCGGACGCGGACACCGGCGCGCCGGGCGGGAACGAGGTTGTCGCCACGGCTTATTACAAGTAGGAGCAGCGATGCCAATCAACGATCCGGAAGCCATCAGGTTCGTCAACGAGGTCGTCCGTCCCGTCTGCGAGCGCATCCGCGCCCTCAAGGCGGACATCGACGCCATGCGCGCGGCGTACGACGGAGGCATCGGAGACCACTTCTTCAACCACGGCGCGGAGCCGATCGAGGACGGGCGCGAGGCCGAGGGCGTTTCCCGCCTGGAGGGGAACGACGTGCTCGCGTTCGTGTCTCTCGTGCCGTACAGCCTCAAAGACTTCTTCGACGCGCCCGGTGTTGCTCCCGTCATCTCCAAGCCGTGTGTCCGATTCCTGGTGAGCTGAAATGGCAACGTACTACGTAGCACCGGCAGCGGGCGGCGGCGGATCGGGCTCCATCGGGAGTCCGTGGACGCCGGCCGAAGCGGTGGCAGGAGCCGTCGCGGGCGACCTGGTGTACTTCCGCGGCGGCACGTACAACATCAGCTCCACCCTCGACTTCGCCGCCGGGTCCTCGGGCACCGCGCGCATGACGCTCGCGGCCTACCCCGGCGAGACGCCGGTCATCAACACGACCGCGAACGTCGCCCACTTCGCGTTCCACAGCTACCAGACCTACCGCGGGTTCACCTGCACCACCTCGAGCGGGACGAAGACGTCGACCTCGATGGGCGCGCCGACCGGAGCGAACGCCAGCTACCTCTACATCGTCGACTGCATCATCGACGGCCTCCAGTACGGCCTCAACACCTCCTACGGCTACTACCTGTCCGTCGTCCGCAGCACCGAGATCAAGAACTGCGTCTCGCACGGGCTCAACGGCGCGAACGACCAGACGCAGATGGCGTTCGAGTCCTGCAACATCCACGGGAACGGCGGGTGCGGCCTCCGCGGCGTGTACTCGCTGAACGCCGTCCGCGGGTGCCGAATCTGGGGCAACGGATCCCACGGTATCGAGTACTCAGGCAGCTCCGCGGACCGCGTGCTGATCGTGGGCAACTCGATCCAGGGCAACACCGGCAGCGGGTTCTACGTCGCGTCCGCCGTCGGCATGATCGAGCTGATCAACAACATCCTCTCGGGCAACGGCGCGTACGGCGTCAACATGCCCTCGGGGGCGGACTCCATCACGGTCCGGAACAGCAACAACGCCTACTACAACAACACCAGCGGGGCGCGCAACAACCTCTCCGCGGGCACGTCGGACGTGACGCTTTCGGGCGACCCGTTCACGAACGCCGCGGGCGGAGACTTCACGCTCAACAGCACTTCCGGCGCGGGCGCGTCGTGCCGCGCGGCGGCCGATCCGGCGTACCTCGACATCGGGGCGCTGCAGCATCAGGACGCGGGCGGAGGCAGTGTCACCGGCGCTCTGGTCATCGGGGGGTAGCGTGAAGGCATCGAAGACCGACATCTCGAAGATGCTGGCGAAGCATCGCAAGATCCTGGAGGCTGGCCCCGAGGCTCGCCGCGCCGGGCTCCGCGAGCTCGCGACGCCCGTCCTGCGGCAGGTCGAGTCGCTCGCCCCGCGCGACACGCAGCGCTATGTCCGCGCCTACATGCAGGCGGGGCAAGAGCTTGGCGTTCCCGTCGCCGTCCCCCAGGTGGTGAAGGGCCACTTCGCCGACGAGTTCCTCCCCCGGCTCAAGGCCCAGCTCTCCTACTGGATGACGCGCCAGAGGCAGTACGAGAACGCGGGGCGCACCCGCGAGAAGTACTACCGCAAGATCCTGCGGCGGGTGAACCAGTGCCGCACGCAGCTCGAGCGATGGGATCCGTCGGCGATCATCGTGTTCGGCCGGCACGGGAAGACGGTCACGCGGGCTATCTCCCAGGTCTACGGCGGCGCGGGCCGGTTCGTGGACGTCGGCTCTCGGACGTTCCTCCAGCTCACGAACAAAGAGCCGCACGCGCGGATCGTCGAGTCCCGGCATTTCCCCATGCGGGAGATCCTTAAGTCTGGTAAGGCAGTGGGTTTAGCGAAGGCCAAGCGGGAGCACCTGAAAGCGATCAAGGCGGCGGCGGGCAAGTAGACCACACCATCGGTTCCCGGGCGGGTTCCCCAGGTTGCCTCCTGTCCCGCCCGGGGACTTTTGTCCGACGCGGGGTTCCGTGTACGCTTGCTCCTGGGGGGACCATCAGGAGGCAAGCGATGGGCGAGAAGGTAAAAGGTCTGTACGGGTCGGAAGTCCCTGAGTCGGCGTTCGCGGATCACCAGGCAGACTACGCCGGGCCTGTCCCGATTCCCCGAGAGGTGAGGCAGCAGCAGCCGCAGGCGATGGATCCTCGGATGCTCTTGCTGCTCACGGAGATCCGAGACGACGCCCGGGCGCATCACCGCAGGATGCGAGGGCTTGTGGCGATCGCCCTGTTCTTCTTCCTCGTTGGCGGCGTGGTAATCGTCGCCGTGTGAGTCGCTCCCAATGGCAGATATCACCCACACCCTCGGCATCGATGAACGCGAGTTCGTTTCCGGCCTCAAGCAGGCGGAGCAGCGGGCCGCCGCCTTCGATGCGCGATTGAAGACCTCGACCTCGTCGATCAAGTCGGTGCAGGAGGGATTCCAGCGGGTGCAGGGCCTTGTCCTCGGGACGGTTGGCGCTGCCGGCGCTGCTGTCGGCGCCTTCGTCAAAATGGGGCAGGCGATCGGTCAGTTCCAGGCCGGCGGCGCGCTGCTCGATCGAGAGATGGAGCAGTACCGAAACATCAGCATCGAGATCAACGCCCAATTGTCCGGGCATCAGCGGATCACGATGGAGATCGAGAAGAGGTACGCGAGCTCTCTTCAGCAGGTCGCGTTGGCGGAGGAAGAAGCCGGGTTCTGGTTCGACATCAAAGACGCCCTCTACGACATCGCGGGCCTTCCCAACCCCGGAGACGTCGCCCGCGATCGCATCGAAACGTTCAAGCGAGACGCCCAGGGGGCGGCCGACGCCCTGAGATCGAATCAGGAACAGCTCGCCGCCGAGGGACTTCGCAAGCAGATCGAGGGCGAGCTCCTGCGGACGCCCAGTGCTGGCGAGGATGACATCGACGCGCGCCGCCGTGCTGAGAATCAACTCGACTACGAACGCCGTCAAGCCATCGTGGATAATCGGTCGCTTGACTTCGACGAGGCCACACGGCTCATGGATCTAGAGCGCGAGCGGCACAATCGGGTTCTCGCGCAGCTTGATCAAGAGCGTGCCGCAAAGAACGCTCAGGCTGCGAAAGACGCGGAGAACGATCAGAAGCGCAAGCAGGCGGAGGCAGAGCGTCGCGCCGACGCAGAGCTCCGCATCAAAGACACGCTCGAAGACCTTCGCATTAGCCAGATGCGGGCCCAAGGCATGACCAAAGAGGCAGAGATCGAGCAGGAGAAGGCTAGATTTGCCCGTATCCGTCGCGAGATCGAAGGGTCAAACGCCGGCGACGCCGCCAAGGCCGAATCTCTGGCACGCCTTAAGGAGCTCGAAGCCACAGGGCTCGGTCTGGTCGGACGCGGCGGAGACACGCGAACCAGGAGCATCGCGACCGGGCTCGGCTCGGCGGCGGCCCGCCAGGTGCTCGGCGGCAACGGCATGCGCACGGTCGAGCGCGTCACCTCCACCATCGCGCGCGACCTCAAAGAGCTCGTGGCACTCGCCAAGCGAGCCAACGCCCCCATGCTCGCCACCTTCGGCTGATCCATGCCCCAAGGCAACCCCACCCCAGGCGGACCCGGCACACAGGTATCGCCCGGTGGCCCCGCGCCCACAGACCTCGCCATCATCGTCGACGAAGACGGCGTCATCCTCACCACCGACGACGGCGAGATCATGACCGGCACCGCCGCCGACGGCTGCTGCTGCGGCGACAACATCTGCGACCGCGTCTACTACCGCTACGAGCCCTGCCCACGCGACAACCAGCACATCAACTGCCCCGGCCGCGTCCCGCCCATCGCCTCCGTCTACCTCCGCTGCGACCGCCCCTGCCCCGACGCCTGCGGCCAGGCCCAAGGCACCACGCGCCCGCCCGGCATCCGCTTCAAGGCCCCGGGCTCGATCCGTTGGTGCTACCAGGCCACCGCAGACCAGTTCTACGACCCCGTCGACTTCAACCCGCCCGGCGATCCGCCCCCCGAAGGCCTGCCCCAGCTCCCGCCCGGAGCCATCAAGGTTCCCGCCGGCTCGTTCCTCTGCACCTCGGGCTGCAACAACACCTGCTGCGAGTGTCACGCCTTTGTCTGCGGCCAGAAATGCCAGTGCGACCAGTCAACCCGGCCCACCACCTGCGTCGAGGGCTGGCGCTTCTACAACCTCGACGACGACCCCGACGTCCAGTGCATCACCGGCGAGTGCACCGACTTCACGGCCGAGCAGGGATACCCGACCCTCCCGCCCGGCGCCGTCCTCATCGGCAACCTCGGCACCGAGCCGTGCTGCCAGAACTGCCGCTCAAACGCCCGCTGCCCCGACTGCAACGTCGCTGAGGGCCGCTACGAGTACCTCGCCCGGCACAACTGCTTCGCCTCCGACGACGTCATCAACGCCTTCGACTACCGCTGCTGCTGCTCCGAGTCCGACACCGTCGTCGAGTACGCCTACGAGAGCCATCGCGTCTGGACATCGACGTGCCAGCAGTTCGAGATCCGCAGCGATGCACGAGGGCGCATCACGCTCCGCGTCGGTGAGCCCGGGTACATGCACATCACGCAGTCCGTGGAGCGGCTCGACCACACGATCGACATCTACGAGTACGACGTCTTCCTCGCCCCTGGATGCGCCCCGATCTCCAACCTCCAGGCCCTCGAGAGCGGCACCGACTTCATCCACGGCTTCATCGGCGCAAGCCTCGTCCGCACCGTCTCCGCCGACTGCGGCGTCGCCCTGATGAACAAGGGCCTCACCGGATGCCCCAACGAGGACGGATCGGCCGGCCCCTGCACAGGCTCCACGCTCGACACCATCCTCAGCGTCACCCATTCGCACGGGCCTCGCTCGACCGCCTGCCGTGCCAACTGCGGCGACTTCGGGCAGGTCCAAGAGCGGCCCGGTCAAGAGCCGATGTCCAGCCTTGATCTGCTCCGGATGCTGGCGGCATAACATCGGGCCGTGGCGGTGCTCAGACAGGAGTGTTCCATTGGTCGCCATCAAGCCCAGGCCTCAGATAGTCACTCCACTGCACTTCATCGGCGGGTCCCTTACATTCACCACTCCGGGGACCGTCACCCCGATCACCGTCGACCTCGGCTCTGGGGTCGCGTATTTCAAGCACGAGAAGAAGTGCCCAGGGTGCGGGTGTAGGGCATGGACCCTGCACCGAGACGGTTGCCCCGAGGCATGCCCATCGTTCAAGGACGCGGGGACTCCATGCGCTCCAAGCCCCAGCCCCTGAGCCTCGCCTCCCTCAGGGCCGCCCTGTGTGCACCTGCTCCAACAAGCCCGCCACCAAGGGCCAGCTCGCCGCTCGCGCCGCCCTCTGCCACATCTGCCCGCACGCCGACCGCGCTGGCCCCGTCTGGTCCGGCGCCGTCACCTGCTCCATCAGCGGCCGGCCCATCGTCCACCACGCCCTCTCAGGGAACTGCCCAAGCGGCCTGTACGGCCTCGCCCAGAGCCGCTGGTGGATCGGTGTCCCAGCACCCCTCCGATGGCTCGCCCGCGTCCTGGGGGCTCCTGCCAAGGCCCTGAGGCTCATTCCAGGGTGCGGTTGCATCCGACCCCTCAAGATCGCGTGGGTGCGACTCGTCCAAGCCATCAAGGGCTAGGTCTTGCGGCTTTATCCCGGGGTGCACCCGCTTGGGCATGCGCGGCATGCGCAGCCTCATATGAGCGCCGACGAAGTTCCTTGAGAAGCGGGTACACTTCTTCCGCGAAGTACTTCCACCCGTTCTCCGCCTTCCCTTTCCTCAGAAACAATTGGTCGGCCCGATGGATCAGGCGGTCGACCTTCTCGAACTCGCTCGGTGTCAACATGTCCGTCCCTTTCGTGGGGCCGGACGAGCAAGGCGCAGGAGGGGACGGTCTTCCCGTCACCTCGCCCGTCCGTTCGCGGGGATCAGCCGCTACCCGTTCCGGCAGCGTAGCATGGAGATGAGCACGGCCGAAGCGGGAAAGCTTGAGAACCGCGCAGGGGCATAAGCACATCCGCGCAAGCGCGACAGTCTCTGGCCCGAAGTAAAGGGCGGCCGACAAGCGAAACTCGGGGAACCGAGGAGCCACGCCCTATGGTGTGAGCAGCCGTGCTCATGCGCGGACTCCGATAGATGAGAAGCGGGTGGGCATGTCATGCCACACCGATGGGGCTCCCCCCTGGTTAGGTACTACCCCGGGGGGTTTTGGCCCGCTGGTCGGAGACCGT